TTACAACTTCTTAACTCTATTAAGGCATCTAAAGAAGATAGACCATACAAAGGTTGGAAAAACCACCCATGTCGTAAAATGTGGTATATGGGTCCTGATTATGATTACGCTAACGCATTAGTTGAGTATGGTTTGGATGTATGTATAGCTTGGAAGGAACGAGGTTATAAAGATACTTGTTTTGATAAGATTGCTGCTCATTATGATAGTAACAAAGCTATCGAGTACCCTGAATGGTTAGGTAGAGAAGACATTCATCAATCTCACCGTTCAATGCTTATACAAAAAGAAGAAAGTTGGTATAGAGATTTATGGCCTACTGAAAAAGATAACCTTGAATATATATGGCCTAACCCATAATTATTAACATGAATAGTACAGCAAATAAATTTATTAAAGGTATTCACGCTGAACAATCTGGTAAACGTCTTAAAGCTTTAGCTGATTTAGAAGTATACCTCAACCAACCGGTTGGTGTAGGGGATCACAGTTTAGTTTCAGACGAAATTGAAAAGATACTTGTTAGAGTTAAAGATTGTGAAGATATAATTGCTACTATTGAAAAACATTTTGATTTAACCACCAAAGAAGAAGTAATAAATGAGTAGTAAAGTTTTAATTGCATCAGCAACATCTAAAAAAGATGAAACTGAAACTCATCTTTTTAAGAGTCTTGAAGATCATGTAGAAGATATAGACCTTATTATTAAAACTGATAATAAAAAAGGTTTATGTCAGGTTTATAATGAGATTTTAGATGCTGAAGGCGATAAATATGATGCTATTATTTTCTGTCACGATGATGTGACAATTGACTCAAATAATTTCGTTGATAGAACCCTTACGGGGTTACAAACATATGATGTAGTTGGTGTTGCCGGTGGTAGCAAAATAAAGAAAAACACTCCTATTTTGTGGCATTTAATGACTGATAAAATGACACATAGTGGTATAGTTTTTCACCCTCATCATGAATATAAAGAGTTTTGTTTTCCTACTACCTTTGGCCCCAGACCTAAAGAGGTAGCTGTATTAGATGGGGTTTATCTTGCAGTTAAACCAAAAACTTTATTTGAGAAGGAAATTAAATTTGATGAAAACATAAAAGGCTTTCATCATTATGATATTAAGTTTAGTATCGATTGTAAGCTTGCAGGATTATCACTCGGTACACTTGATATTAACATAATTCATCAATCACCAGGTCTGGATGTATATGATGACGCGTTTAAAGACTCTGAAAAATATATGAAAGAGTTTTTAAACGAAATTATGACCTAGGATCATCTTCGTTAAAAGTTTTCTTTCTATTGTAAACTTCTGTAGCAGTATTTATTTCTGTTTCATTATTTGCCTTAGCAATTTCCCTCACTTGACTATTTGTATCAGTTAATGTGAGGGGAATATTTCTAAAGTGATGTGAGTGTGCGTAAATTTTAACAGAATTAGCAGTAGCAACAGCAGTTACGGTACTACCATCACTATCTTTTCCAATTTCAAGTCCACCAACTAACTCACCATATAATATAACTTGTTCTGTTTCTTGAAACTCTGTTGGAGCAGTTATGTGATTAACGCTTAACTCACCATCAACATGTAAACCACCTCTAACAACCATGTTACCATTTACTCCAAAATTACTATCAACTAATACCTGGCCACTTTGTTTATTTTTAATTGAAACAATATTAGCTTCCAATGTTAATCTTTCACCACCATTAATGTTTACTTCATTTTCAGATGAAATATTAACTTGCTGACCACCAACATTTGTAATAGCACCAGATACATCTACTCTACCATAGGATTTAAGAGATAAACCACCAGCACCTACCTGAACATTGTAACGATTTGCAACATTTAACGTATAAGTACCACCTGGCATATCATCGACGTGAACATATTCAAGCATCGGGCTTTCTTTTTTGTGTTCATATACGCCTAAATTATCTACAAACACCGCATCATTATAAATTTTACCAACTGAATCAATTCTTATACTACCAAAGTCATTCATTACTAAACCAATTGATTCAACTTTATTTTTTGTAATATCAATTATATGATTACCACCTAATCCCATTTTTTCTTCTATTGCAGCTAGCTTAGTAATGTTATCCTGATATAAAGCTTTATATTCACTATAAGATTTTTTATTTTCTTCAACCCATATACCATCCATACTACTAGGACTAATACCAGTTTCATTACAAACAGGGCATCTTTCTACTGGAGGTAATAAAGTTTCTTCAGGTAAACTACCTTTTCCATAACTAACGGGTGTATAAGACGCAATTGGATCACTATTGAGTTTTACTGAAATTTCATTACTATAATTTGCAACCCTACCATTAATAACTAAAAATTCTTTACCGCTTTCCCCTAAACAAACTGGGCATTTAGCATATTCACCATCTAAAACTTGTAAAGTAGACGTTAATTTAAGATAAGGAGAATCTTTTATAGCTTCTGCTCTTCTAATTTCGAATAATTGTTTAATATTTGCTATACTTGCAACAATATCATGCCATCCTTCATAAGCAGATACATTAAAATTACCTATCTTTTGATAATAATCGCCTCTAGTAATATAATCTAAGTCTCTACCAGTATAAATGTTTCTAAATCCTTTTACTGTATCAAATTGATCTTCCTGTACTAATCTTTGATCATTATGAGGTGAAAATTCTACATTAGTTTTTAATGCAAATTCTTTAAACCCACCACTATAACCTGAAAATTTAAGACTTTCTCTGTAATCAGAATTTACAAATTCTATCGTACCACCTTTTTGGTTTATAACATATTTGTTTTTGTAATAATCTAAATCTTGTTCTTTAACATTATTGGCTGATAGGCTAACGTTTTCGAATGATCCGGGGTAATCATATCCTTTTGACCCTCTGTAGATGCCTTGCCAATCATTATCACCATAACTAGCAGCAAAATAAACTGGAAAAAGAGGATCACCATTGTGAAAAAATACCCATACGTGCGAGCCAACTGCGGGCACTGCAAATGCGCCTTTAGCTTTGTTCGAATATACACTGGGAGCGTACTCAAAGCTAAACAAATTAACGTTATTATTGTTATTAGCGATAGGGTCGTTAAATGCGTCATTAACTCTAAAACGATATTTTTCATATATATTTCCTTCTTTCTCTCCAATGCCTTCCAAGTTTTGTTGACCCGTAGTAATAGTTTGATCTATTTTTATTTCACCGTCTTGGAAACCACTTAATCCGAAATAGCTACTATCTGATATAGACGCATAATCTCCAGTTGCATTAAATCTACCAGATGACATTTCACCTGTTATTGGAGATGCGCAAATACTCCATGGTAAAATTAATTTTAAATCATCATATATATCATTGAGATCACTGTTAATATTTCCACCTAAAAATTTAAATTTTTTGTCTTCCGGAATTTCGTTCCAGTTTTTATATACGGTAGGTGAAACGTGAGGTACAAAAATTTTAACACGACCTCTAGCTTTAGGGTCGTTGTTCTGTATTACTATACCTAAATAATTTCCGTAATATTTTTTCATTTAAAGTTTAAATTAACAGTAGATTTACCACTTCTTATTCGACTAGTGAATATATTTTCACCATTATCTTCTTTGAATACCCCATTTACAGACTGTTGGTCAGCTTGAATATATGTATCTTCTCCAAAGCCTCTGAAATCAGTTAAAATACTAAGAGCCCCGTACGGTAATTTTGTTCCAGGTTTTTTATATGTTCCTGTAATGATATACGTGTTATCAGTCGTGTAAAACCCTGTTGACGATGTTACCATATAACCTTTGTTGTCAATTTCTAAAGTTACAATAAAATAACCACCCGGTAATTTTCTAATTGCAGCTCTTTTATTTTTAAACTCATTAACATCATATGTAGCAATTTCTGGATTTTGATCTTTTTCTGAAACTATATCATAAACATATTTGTAATTTTGATCCATTACATCATTAACAACACTTATAGCAAATTCTTCCGGGTCTGTAATTTTTTCAAAACTATCAATAATACCGACACCAGCTTCAACTAAAGCGTTCAAAGTACCAATTTCTGCATCCTCGGAAACCGGGGTTCTATAAACTCTAATACTATAATAATTCCAAAATATAGGTGGTATTTCTTCAACTTCAGTAATCGCTGGTACTTCTTCTTGTTTAGATTTTTCAGCTGGCGGTTCAGTTCTTTGTTTTACATTTTCATCTGCTTGTGTAGCTAAAGCAACTTGACTCTTTTTTACACTTTCTTTTTCTATTTTTTCAACCGTTTCAGGTTTTTCAGCGAAATCTTTTCTTTCTCTAGGAGTAAATTCAGTAGGTACTTCTTCACACCCTAACATTTTTTTCAAAGATAACCCTCCAGTTTCTACTTGATCTAAACCATTTTGTTTCTTAATTGTGAAAGCTTCTTTTATACCCTTTACTGTATTTTTGGCTGTATTTTTTATATCCTCAAAAGTTGCTTTGAAAGCATCTTTAATAGATAAGTTTTTAGCATCACCAAGATCCGGTACTTTAAATTGATCTAAAGAAGGTATACCAAATGGTACAGTAAACACACCTATTAAGTCTTTTATTTTTTCTTTAATACATGCAGCCATACCTGGTGTATTTTTTTTAACACCTTCAGCAATTTTTTGATCTTTAATTTCTTTTGGTAAAGGGGTATTACCTTCACCAACTAAATTTTTAGAGTTTAGAGTCTCTACGTTTTTTAACTCTTCGGTAGGTTTAGGTACAGATAAAGTACTAGTAACGTTGCTTTTTTTAGCTTTGAGACGTTCTTGTATTAAAGTTTTGGTATTGACTTTTTGTACCACATATATATTTAGTTACCTTATCTGATAATAAAACTTGAATTCTTGGTGGAATATGCTAATATAAATATATGCGAATTTGTGTTATACCAGACCTACATAACAAAATTGATGTAGCGGATTATATTATTAACGAAGAGGATGCACATGTAGATGAGTTCGTTCTACTTGGAGATTATTTCGATGATTACAATGATACACCTGAAGATAACAGAGAGACAGGTTTGTTTATCAATGAATTTATCAACAACGATAAGTTTAAGTTTTTGATTGGTAATCATGATCTTCATTATATCATTAATCATACTCCATATCAGTGTAAAAATAGCTACGATGAAGAAAAATTTAATTCTATTAATGAAGTTGTTTCCGAAGATGCTTGGGAAAAAATGGTCTGGACCCATATTAGAGATAAATGGTTATTTTCACATTCTGGTATTATCGCTACAGATGGAGTGTTCAATCAAGATGAACACGACGGTAACTTAAATCTAGAAATTCAAAATGTTATTGAAGCTAATCTCCCTGTTTCACCTAAACTTGGTTATGGTGGTACATACTGGAGAAGAGATTGTGAAGATGAACTACCTTATGCCGAAGCAGAAAATTTTAAATACAATCAAATGTATGGTCATACTGTACTTGCTAAATGGGATTGCACTCAATATGTAGGGTATAGAGCTTATAATATTGATACGCATATGCAATATTATGCTATTATTAATACGGAGAATGATTATGTTGAGATCAAACGAACAAATTATACACATAGGTATTGGCCTCTTGAAGTAAAATGGTTACAAAAAACAGATCAGATAAAAAATTTGTAAGTCTATCAGGACCGAGTTGTTCAGGTAAAACTACTTTGGTTAATGCTGTAAACTGGTCTGATTACTTTAAAGATTATCATTTAGTAGAATCTCATACTAGGGCTTTGAAGTCTAAAGGTATGCAGATTAATGAAAAGGGTAGCGATGAAACTCAAGTTGCTGTGATGGATATTCATCATAGTAATTATGTAAAGTTTGATACTAAAAGTAATATCAAATCATTTATAACTGATAGGTGTGTTTTAGATGGTATTGTTTATACTGAATGGTTAGCTAATACTGATAGGATTCATAGTAATATTCTTAGTTATGCAAGTAAGATATTTATGGATGTAAAAGATAAAATTGATATTTTATTCTATTGTGAACCTGTTGAGTATAAGGATGATGCAGATAGAAAATTATCTAAAAGAGATCATGAAATAATTTGTAATTTATTTGAGTCTTATATTGGTATGTTTGATTTGAATCAAGTAGTAAGACTTAGAGGTTCAGTTGAAGAACGATTGAAGATTATAGATAACAAACTAAAATTTAACAAAGTTAAATTAACTACAGAAGATATTTTATTATGGAACAACTAGATAACACAAACATTAGTACACACCTAGGTCAGAGTAGTCAGTATAAGTCGCAATATGACCCTGGATTGTTGGTAAGAGAGCCTCGTCAAAGTAACCGTTCATATCTTGATATTCAAGATGACAATCTACCGTTTGTAGGTTATGATGTATGGAATGGTTATGAAGTATCTGCTTTGACTAATAACGGTAGACCAGTAGCTGCAATTGCTTAAGTAATTTACCCGTGTGATAGTAAGTATATCGTTGAATCAAAGTCTATGAAACTATATTGGAATAGTTTCAATATGACCAAGCTTGGTGATACATCTCAGGATGTGATGGGTGAAATTGAAAAGAGAGCTATTGAAGACCTATCAAACTTTCTTGAAACAAACGTAAGTGTTCAATTGTTTTTCGATGATACAGAAATTGAAGAAGGTTTAGACTTTTCTGTTATTGAAAATATCGATATTACAGTTGGTCAAGACGTTGTATTTGATACTTATAACGAAACCCCTGAACTGTTAGAAGTAGAAGAGCATGATGAGCCTCAAGATATTAATTATATTTCTGGCTTGTTGAAGTCAAATTGTAGGGTAACTTCACAACCTGATTGGGGTGATGTATACATTTACATGAGAGGTAATAAAGTACCCACTAAAGAATCACTTCTAAAGTATATCGTATCATTTAGAGATGAATGTCATTTTCATGAAGAGATTTGTGAATGTATTTATAAGAGACTATGGGATACTTTCTCTCCCGAAGAGTTATCTGTGATGTGTTTATATGTTAGAAGAGGTGGCTGGGACATTAATCCTCATAGGTGCTCTCATGAGCATCTTTATAATGAGCTTTTGTTTGATGTAGGTAAGATCTTTCCTAAGCGTCCTAGACAATAGTCCGTTCCATAAACAGGTGAAAGACCCGGGGTTCGAAACCGGGTCTTTCTTTTTGCACGCCTGCGGGATCGGGGTCGACAGGAGTAAATTAGATATATCCTAAAAGATATTTTCTTCTTCTATTAGGACCAACTGCAATATTCTGACCAGATAATGCATCATGTGTTGCATTACCGTTGGTAATGGTGAATGGAATACCATAATTGTCAGTTGTAATTAAGTAAATTGTGCTACCTCCTGGTAATGCGGTACTAACAACTGTATCATCTGATCCTAATAAACCGTCTGAAATAGTAATAGTACTTAAAGAATAGTAAGTTGTTGCATTATCAAATAATACACCTACAACTTGATGACCATCCCAAGTACCAGCTTCATGCAATCCCATAATAGGGTCAGTACCGTTGAAAGCTGATAAACTGTAATTAGGTGCTGGGGGAGGCGTAATCTGTGTAGTATCGTAAACTCCGTTGTTTAATCCTGTTGCCATGTATATATTTATTGCTCTCCATAAAAAAAGCCCGACCTTTCGGCCGGGCTGTGATTAATAACTGTAAATTTCGATTAGAAGTATACAGCCTGAGAACCTGGTGTGAATGCCTCACCAAGATTCTTAACAATGATAACGTGGTAGTACAAGTTAGCACCGAAGATGTTGTCAACAACACCGTAACGGGTTAACAAGCCAACACGTGGCGAGAAGTCGTTAGGACCAATCGTTCTCTGAACCATAACAGGAATGTATGGACAGTAGATAATACCAGTGTCATAGAATTCAGGGCCTTTGTAACCAAGCAATGCATACTCAACGCGAGAGGTACGAGCACCGGAAGGTGTATAAGTACCTTGATCAGGCTGAGTGATATAACCTGCATTGTTTTCGTACTGAGCTTCTGTGCGGGTGTCACGGTAAACGTTGAAACGACCGCCGAGGTTACCAACTTTGGCAACACCAACAGGCTGGGTGTTAACGTTACCCTGAACGGGTACCCACTGGAACTCAGGCAACATCTCGAGGATAGCTGCAACTCTAGGTGTACAAACGATGAAGTTAGCAGCACCACGTCTGTTACGAATAGCAATTCTATTTGCTTCAATAATGATTCTCTGGTAGAAGTCTCTGTTACGCTCAACTAACCAGCGACCGTCAGCAGACTGAGGAGCCCAGATGGAATAACCGTTTCCGGATCCATTATCAAGAGCAACCTGAACCATACGCATCAACATTTCACGATCTATCTCAGCCTGCAACTCGTAAGACATTGCATTGGTGAGTTCGGTATCGATGTCAATACCATTCATGTTCTTAAGGTCCTGCTCGAGCTCAACAGACCAACGAGCGGCCAAACGACGTGTACCAGCTTCAACAGCTGTCTTCTCAAAGCTAACAACGACCTGAGGAATACGTCCGGTCAACTCAAAGTTAGCAAGAAGTTTTGCAACACCTTCGTCCTGATTGACGAATGGGAAGTCTGAACCAGCACCTAAACCAGACAATTTTTCGGAAGATGTACCAGTGAAACGTGTATCTAAGAACTGATAACCTAATTCCTTACCATCGGCATTGGATCCAGAACCGGAACCTCTACCAGAAGCAGGGTTGTTAGCAGTGTTTTCAGCAGTACCATAAGTACCCTGACCGATACCGTCAATACCATTACCAAGAGCGTCTGTCTCGTACTTATAACGCAAAGCAAATGCTAAGCCAACGGGACCACTCATAGGCTGAACACCAACGATTTCGTTAGTAATCAACTCAGGGAAGGTACGACGAATCATAGGAATAAGAATCTTAGGCAAACGGAAGTCACCGGTTGCGTATGTGTCACCCTGACTGTAAGAGTTAGGGATCTGATTACCATACTGACCGATGTTAACACTACCATTGCTAAGAGCAGATCCTGTTCCGCCTGCAAAGTTACCATTCTCGTTTAAACACCATGCCTCTTGGTTTTCCAAGAGCATAGCCGTACTCAGACGCTGATGGTCGTCTGTGATTTCTTTGACATTATCAGATTTGTAGTCCAATACAGGACCCCATTTTTCTAACAATGCTTTAGCCCTATTCTGATCGATATAGGCTTCTGAGGGTTTAATAGTATTCATAGTTTTATGTATACGGGTTTGTAAGCACTCTACCAAGAGCGCTGGAAATTCTTATAAAAGGGTATCTATCAATGAGATTAATACTTACCGAGCTCGCCTAAGTAAGCGTTAAAGTAAGGATTCTCAGATTTCTTAGACTGTTGTTTTGCAGACTCACTAATAACTTGGGTAGGTCTGTCAACGTCCTTAGAAACGGAATTCTGTCTTTTTGCTTGCTCATGCAAAACTTCAAGATGCTCTTCATGATTTTTATCAAACATCTTCAATGTATAATCAAAGTTCTCATTAATAAATTTGGCAGATTTGCCAGAGAGGACTTTCTTACAAAATGCAGCTTTGTCTTCAGATAATTCGAGGCACTTTCTTTCAAGTGTCAACTGAGACTTAAGTCTAGCATTTTCTTTAGCTAATTTTTCAGCAGCAGAGCTGATTTCATTAACTTTAGCAGTGGATTCGTCAATTCTAGCCTTACCATCAACGATTGCATCTTTAATTGCATTCTTCTGTAAAGCAGCATCAACTGCAAGTACACCACGTAACTCAGATAGCATTTTAGCTGATCTCTTATTCTTAACTGCCTCATTAATACTTTTCTGAGGAACAAGTTTCTCAAGATAGATATCAAGGTATTTGCTTACCTTATTAACGATATCGCTCTTAAATTCAGAAGCTTCTTCTGTGAGAGCTTTACTGTATTTCTCAACCACTGCAATCATTTTTTCAGAGTGGTTCTTATCAATTGCTTCGACAACTTTGTCTAGCTTCTTAGAGTGGTCAATATCAATGGCTTCAAGCAAATGCTCAAGCTTGTTAGCATATTCGTCATCCTGTTTGACGAGAGCAGCCTCAACATGAAGCTGAACCTTCTTGTTAAACGCTTCTTCAATCTGCTGCAATGTTTCCTCAGTGAGGATGTCTTGAGCTTTTTCTTGGAGTATATCTTTGATGTTTTCCATATTAAAATAGTTTCTTTTTAGAAGCTTTATTGATCTTGTGCTTCATTTTGTCTTCTACAACAGATCGTAAATTATCATGAGCATTTTTATATTCGCCATTGATAATATTCTTTACAAAATTTTTAATTTCTTTACGCTGTTGAATCATAAGATTTATATCTAATATTTATGCTTTACCGTCCAATTTTATCTAAAAAGTCAATAATTTGGTCTCTTAAATAATCATTCAATTCTTTTTTAGGTAAAGTTTTAATACTTTCTTCGAATGTATCATAAGATTCTTCCCATCTTCCATCCTTAGCTAACACAAATTGCTTAGATTCTAATATACCATTTACGAATGCTTTTGGGCAAGAAGGATCGGATACACAATCAACTGCAACCAATCTCATTTCAGAAACTCTACTAACACCGGGTCTGGTTTTTTCTTCAGATAATTGACCTAATGCCCTTGAGCTCATACCGACTTTTACACCGTCATTGATTAAACTCTTAACGATTTGACCACATGGAGTAGAAAGTACTTTTGACTTACCATAGAACATATTACCTTCTGACCATAAGTCAGTTACCATATGGCAAGCACGTTCTAGGTCAACTTCAGCAGATGTTGGATGGTTTAATTCACCCATACTTCTGTTTTCATTAACCATTTCTCTCATATAACGATCAACTTCACGTTGTAGTTCGTCTCTGGGATAGAATCGTTTGTTACGGTTAACGTCTTCAGCCATCATGTAAGGGCCTTTGATATAAAGCGTTTGACCTGAGCCAGTGCTTTTCTCTTCGACGATGTACTCAAAAGCCTCTTTAGGCGCCGGATTTTCAACTAATAATCTGAAAGACATCTTATTTATTATTTATACTATAATTTAATTTTTTCAGCAATTAAGCTCTTTTTCTGTAAGTATTTTGAACTCAATACCTTTTTTCTTAGCCCATTTTTCTGCTGCTTCCCACTTAGCTTGATTAACAACCCACGTTTTTTGCTCATAAAGCATTGTGCTTTTACGTTTATATTTTTTAGGTTGTGGAGCCTTGACTTGTGAGGAGGGTTTTATTTCAATTAGGTAAGTTTTGGTACCTGTTGATTCTTTTATAGATATAAGACCATCAACGAAATAACGGTGAATCCTACCATCTAATGGGCTTTGATAAGGGATAATTACACCTTCACTGTTCCATGCAACAATGTTTGGATTACAGTCGCACCAACGGAAAAATTTTAACTCCCACCCTGATCTGTAAACTGGTAAGGACTTTCCTTTATATTTTTCCCTCAGTTTTGGTCTAAAAACTCCTTGTTTAAAAGGCATATTTTTATTTAAAACTATCCAATCAAGAACAAGGTCGGTTCAGCATCACCCATACCTGGAGACGCTCCAGTATAAAGTTGCTCTTCTAATTTTTCTTTTTCAGTACGACCTTCTTCTAATAGATCATAATTGAGAACACCGCCTCCAAACAGCTGAACATTACCATATTTACCTCTTACCCTACCAACTACAATTTTGGATAACGCAAGAGCGTATTGGTAAACCCATTCTTCTTTTATGACCCACGCTATAGGTTTTTCGACATAACATTCTAAAGTACCCCAAAACTGTTCATCTTTTGGTTCTGGGTACATTTGCATCATTTGAGTACGATCATTAAAGTTTATAGCTTTTCTCAATGCTAACATTTTCTCTCTCGTATCAAGCCAATTCTTAAGAGTGTACCAACTTATAAGATCAAATCCATAATTACCCATTGAGTAACTGAAGTATGTTTGTTGAGCTAAAGTTTGTTCAATTGTGAATAAAGTGTTAACACCATCAGAGGAACCTACTTCAAATCCGCGAACTGAAACAACTTTTCTATAATCATCTAAAAGATAATCATAAGCTTGATTTAACTCTAATTGATTAGGTTTTAAATTATCACCAACTTGATAAATGTATGGGTTGGCTGCTTCACCAATTACCATTTTACTCAAACTATATAATGGAGCAAATTGTTTACCGCATTTTTCTTCGTATCTGAAATTGAAATTAGGGTTTAATTTTTGAGCTTCTGTTGTGGCAATTTTTGTTTTGTAATCGGAAAAATCTGAATCTCTTCTAGCAGAAAATAAAACATCCATTCTTATACCCTTACCTCTTTCATATAAGTCGGAGTTAAAAATAATATATTCTCTAGTATAACCAGCAAACTTTGTAAACATTTCAACAGCTATACTAATGTTTTCATAAAGCTGATCTTGATGAATTTCAACGTTAATTAATGGAGCTCCTAAAGATCTTGAAATACGTTCCCCTAATCTACTATAACCGCAAATAACATTGTTAAGGTTAGTAGAGTAAAAAGAACTCAAGGGCATTGCTTGACTGCAGTCGATTACGGTTGCCATAGAAATATTTAAGCAAACGACTCTATTGTTACTGACACGGTATGAGTTTCTCTATCAGTATCTGGGCAATAAACAGTTATCGGTAGTTTGTTAATTTTTTTATTCTCACCATCAATTTCTATTGCCATATTAGTATTGGTTCTATTTTGATATTCTGAATCTGTACCAGGTGCAAAATAACTACGCATAGGAAAAACTAAAGTATTATCTTTTACAGTTTGATTTTTCCATAAGTATGAATTAACGTCATCTCGGCTAGGGTTAGTACCTATCATAGCAGTACCTAAAATTTTAGTATTATTTTTACCGTCCCAGTAAATTATAAATTTAAAATACGATACATTTTCTGCACTTTTAGAACCATCACATCTACTATGTCTATAAGTTATTATAGATTTAGAATAGTTAAATGTTTTATTAAAAAGTAACCCCCAATCACCCATAACCCTGGATGAACTTTTTGATGATATTAATACTACCTTATTAGTAATTATATTATTTATTGTAGAAGCAATAGGGGTAGTATTTTGAAAATACCCATTATTTTGATTTCTTGCATAATAAGGGCCAATAGACATTGCAATTGAACCTATAAATGTATCAACCTCTGATTCTACTCTATTTTTAGGTGCAATAGCTATAACATTACCATAATTATCAAAAGTTACACTTTCAATTTCGCTTTTTATTTTCTTTGAAAGAGAAACTGATGAATTTGTATTGTTGAAATTTATATATGTATTATTAAAAGGTATATCAAAAATAGAAGTTGAATAATTTTTTAGATAACCAACTAAAGATTCAGTATTAAGATTATAATTAAAATCCTTTGGAGCAGTACCAATAAAAAGATCATTATATGAAATTTGATCTTTACTAGCAGAAAGTAATTGTGTAATACTATTTTTTGGCATTAGTAATAGTTAGTTAATATTAAACTTACATTAGTATTATTATTAGAATAGGCGGAACCATTTTTATTTGTACCAATTGGTAACCCTAAAATCTTTTTACTTGCATTATCTATTATAATTTTAGGCGTTGCAACATTAGTTGAATTTGTTTGAGTTAACGTACCTAAAATTGTTTGTGTACCTGAAGTTAAACTTTGACTAAAAATAACCGAAAAATTTAAATTTGCATAACCGGCTAACATACCTGTACCTATTACTTTATTTTCACTCCAATATATAAAAATATTAAAATTACTTACTATTAATGGAGATACAGATTTATCTATACCTTGGGTCATTTCTATTTTAGTAGTAACTACATTTTCATAAGTTTTGTTAAACAAATATGTCCAATCGTAATCGTTTTGCCTTCCATCACTATAGCTTATTTTTTGAGCATTTTGAGCTGCGCCGCTACCTACTTTAGGGTTCCAGTAACTGTATTGATTGAAATAACCGGCGTTATTATCACCGACCCCTACCGTATTACCTGTTAAACTTGCTGGTTGAGGGTTGTTAAAATTTTCTGTAATTCTAGTTTTATACCAAGTAGCAGCTGAACCGGAAGCCATTAAAATATCCTCAGAAGCATTTGGCTCTGTATCACTAGTATAATCATACACTCTACCATATTGGTCAAATTTAAATGCAGCAACATCAGCTAAATTAACTGTTTGACCAGCTACTTTAGATGAAATTGGTATTTTATCTCCGTTAATATAAGCATCAGGATTTATAAATTGTGTGTTAAATGGAATAGGAAATAAATTAGTATACTCTTTTAAATACTTACCAAACTCATCAAATGTTACATTTTTGTTGATATTTTCAACGTCAGTTTCGTCGACATCAACAAACGTAAGTACATCGGTTGGCTCGATTTGATCAGCGTTCGCATAATTTAATTCTGATATTTTTTTATTGGCCATTTATATTATTTAATTAACGGTTTCTGATATAACAGCAAACTCTTGAATAAGATAATCTCTATCATCTTCACTATCTTCTAAAACAAAATGAGAGTCAATAATAGATGGCCATGTTTCTAACATTATACCATTATTATCAGATGCAAGATATATTGTCTGTCTTGGAGGTTGTTCAACATTAGATTGAAATAATTTTAATAATAAACTTTGTAATTTATATACTTCACCTAAAACTCTATTTACAACAGCTCTAGAAAATATTTCATTAGTACCAATATAATTATTCATACTAGTTTGATAACCGGTAATGTTTAAATCATCTTCGGAAAAATATGTAACACCGGTAAATTCAAAACTTTCATCCCTTAGTAATTTAGAATTTATTTTTCTATAGATAAAGTTTCTTAGTTGTAGAGTATTCTTTAAAATTTTGTTAATAGACTTATTATAAGCAAAACTAGAAGCAAATTCTTCTTTCTTAAGATGTAATTCATCTTTGCTAAAAATTTGAAAGTTATAATCAGATAACAAATTAAAATAAAATTCATCTTCTTCAAATACAAATATTATACCTCTTCCATTATTATTACTATAAGCATAAATTACATCTTTATTATCTACAGTCTCTATAAGGTTAAAAAATTTATAACTAATATCAGAACTAGTAATGTTATAATTTGATAGATTAAATTTACCTATGATAACTTCTGTATCAGTAAAATATTTGTATATATTTTTTCTAGTTAATGCATAAAAGTTATTATTAATAGGAGATATTATTAAATCTAAAAATTCATCAGTATTATTAACTGATATATCTTTTTGTCTTAATAAATTTAGATCAAAATCAAATACTAATAATGTACCATTAGCAGTTAACCAATAAAAATTATCATTGAAAATTTTAATTGCAACAGGAGGGTAAATTTTATAAGTAGCTGCTTTTCTCAAATTTTTAACAAACCCTAAATCTTTATCATAAACTTTAATACATTCATTACCTTGATCTAAAACATAAAGATTGTTTTTGTAAAAATCTAAAATTTTCGGTTTATCGAATGAATAATTACTTCTTACTTCCCCTTCACCGCCTATGATTTCAGTTTCGTAATATTTGTTATTTCTATGATCGTCATGAGTAGTAAAACCAGATATGTTTAGTCTAACAACGTTATTTCTACTTTCATCTGATATGTATAAACTATCTTGATAAACTGCTGATCCATTTATCTTTAAGAAGTTAAGTTTATTATTTTCACCATACGTATCAGTATAACCAGCAAATACAAATTCATTAGTAGTTGTGTTGGAACTCAATGATTGTATTCTAGTATCAGAACATAAAAATATATTTTTAAATCCAGGTAAGTTAGCTCTACTTAAACTTAAATTATTTGCCTGGTCAAAGTTAGAAGGGTTATTTTTTACTTTACTCGGGGATGTACTGTTGTTGGTAAAAACTATTGGGCTTTCTCCTTGTATTACCGTGCAAACAATATTATCGCCAAATAAATGAGTGTAAGTATCTGTAGATCTATTACCGAAAAAGGTACCTCCATTTTCTCTAGTCGAAAAAACTAATTCAAATTTAGACTCATTGTAAGAGGCTAATAAATTTTGTTCTATTAAAATTTCAACAACTCTTTTAGATGATAGATCATCACCGTTATACTCACCAGATAAATCTATAATATAATTTACCCCTACAGGTAAAAAGTCTACTTCAGGGTTATAAACATTATTATATGTAAAAATTATATTGATAGTAGTACCGTCATAATTAGTCAAATAAAAATAAGGTATTAAATTTGCTATTACATTACCATCACTATCAAATTTCAATCCAGATCTAAAAAAATTACCTTTTAAGTAAACAGACATTACTTTACCTAAATTATTATTTTCACTACTACCTAACCAACCTTTATAATTTTTTGGTAAGTCGGGATTTGCAAATTTAGAAACAGAGTAAAGATACATTAAGTTAGATTGTAAAAAATCTAAACTTTTATTAAAATTAAATCCGTTAGCTAATTCATTTACCCCAAGTTCGACATCTTTTAATTGATAAGGTAAATCAATAATAGAACTTAAACTTCTATTAAACGAATAATTATAATTTTCAAATTCTGTTGAAATATTAATCATCTTTTTCCCAAACTATTTTGTTAAGTTTTGTATTAGCAGGTAAAACTTTATAAATGCTTGAAACTATTTCTTCACTAATATCATCTTGTAAAGGTTTATCTGTTATACCTGTATCTTGAATAGATATATTTACCAGGTTACTCTTTCTACCAGGTAATTTATTTTTGAAAAATCTGTCAATTGTTTCAACATAATTCCTTTTACCTGTTGGTATTTCAAAATGTAAGTCTTGTATTTTATATTTACTTCTCACTATGTTTGCTATATCGTATAGATATAACGGTGTGTTATACATATAAAAATCTTTTAGCTTAAAGCTACCGTAGTTGTAATAATTTACATCGTTAAGATTATCATTAAGTTTATTATTACCATAACTTGCTTCTGTACCAATATAAATTGAATTATCAAAGATAGTACCAAAACTATATTTACCAGATTCAAAAGCATACTTATCTACTGATTTGCCATCAATATAAAATTGAAACAAACCATTAGTTGTATCAAATGTTACTGTAAAATTATGATAACCTGGTGAAAGATTTGATAATGGGTAAGTTAAAGTTGCAGTTTCAAAAGTCTGAACATCGTAAATATTAGGTAACTTTATTTTACAGGTTATATTTTCACCATTATCAAAATTATTTCTTAGATAATCATAATTATTAATGTTATAATTTTTTAAGAACCCGGTCTCAATATTAGATGTTATACCGGTTAAAGTATTTGAACTATTTTCTAAACTATCATCTACTCTAGAATAAACTAATTTACCATCTGTATTATTAGAGCTAAGACTTATAATAGATAAAAGATTGTTAATTTTCTCTTTACCGTAAAATTCATCAATAATATCGATACCTTTACCTACACTATTTTCAAATCCAGTTACTGAAGATAACATTACAATTTTAGATCCACCGAATCCAATTTGATTATCTAATTTATCTATAACTGCAATTTTGTTATTATCGTAAATGCAATATAATGAACCATCTTCAATAAAGACGTAATCGTTTATATCAGCATCAATCTTTATACCTATGTTTGTTGTTGCTATATCATAATAGAATAAATTGTTAGAGTTAATATAGTATATTTCATTGTTGTAAATTTTAGGATTATAACCAGATAGTAAAAATACCGAACTATCTTTTACAACAATACTTTGAGGATCACCACCACTTATATCGACAATTTTATAATTTAAATTATTATTTTGTTCATATGTAAGTGTGTTACAATCAACTCTATACCAATCATTGTTAATTAATACGAATGAAAAATTACCATAACTATAAAAGCTTTTATCACTGCTTGTTTTTAAGAATGGTAAAAATCTTTTATCTAATGTAGTACCAATATAGCTATATTTTGTAACATAACCTTCACTATCAAAGACTAAAAATATACTATTAGGTTCAAATCTTTGTACGCTAGTTATATTATTTTCAGTTGTAATTGTTCTTATAACTGACCCTTGAGTGTTAAAAAGATAAACTTTATTACCTTCAAAAGCTACTGAATGGGGTGTTATTTTTCTATAATTAAAAATCCCGAACCCTTTATTAGTATAATTACCAATTATTTGGGATCCGAAAGGTAAGTTCCAGTTTTCATTACTAATATCAACGGATAAACTAAAATTATCAAAAGGCGAAACAGAATCTAATGGTTCTGATAATACTTTAGCAAAATAATTACTATCAAAAATTATCTCATTTTCATATACTTTTCTATCATATGTAATTGTAAAATAATAATCAATATTGTTAACAATAAGATTTGATGATAATGAATCAACAAATAATTTACTATTTTCATTACCTACATGATGATAAGCATATAACGCCCCTTTTTCAAAAGTTAAATTACTCGTAACATCATATAAATCGTAAACATTATTATTGTTATTTGTAATTTGAGATAAACTTTCAAAATCAGTTTGAAGTAAAACATTATAAGGATTTACACCAACTAAAGCATCTATATTACTTAACTTTGATGGGTTATAATATCTATCTAACCAAACACCTTCATCATTAATAT